AAAATGACTACTTGTTTATGGGACAAAAGAAAAAAGATACATACCAGGGCAAAAGCTATAAAGTTATTTATCCAATAACTCGTCAAAATGCAAGAAATATTTGCCATGATGTTGCTAATGCTGCTGGAATAGATTTTAAATTTGGCCTTCATAGTTTAAGAAAAACTTTTGGTTATATGTATATCAAGCATGGTGGGAATGTAATTACACTAATGAAAATGTATAATCATTATTCACCAGATGTCACTCTTTTATATGTTATGTGGGGTAAGGAAGATGCAGAAGCTGATCGTGAATCTACTTTCATAGGAGGGATAAAATGAAATTATTAGAAAGATTAGAAGAACAAATTAAAATACTAAGAATATCAAAAAAAAGAATATAGTAAACGTTTATCTGATTTAAAAGATAAGAATGACAATCTATTCAATTCTATCAAAATAATAACAGATGAACAAAAAGAATTAGTAAAAAAATATGATTTATTAAATGTGAAACTTGTTAAGGCATCGGATAAATTACAACAAAAAGATAAAATTATAGAAAATTATGAAGAGGATATTAAAATAGCTAATGCTACTATTTCAAAATTATCGAAAAAAATTAATAAATTAAAAGAGAATAATAAAAAAATTGGTGGAGCTAAAGGTGGCTTGCTTAAGGAAAATAATTATTTAAAAGAGTCAGTTAAGGACTTAACATTTAAATTAGAAGAGTCTATGACTGATAAATATGTTTTAAAAAAATTACCATCTGGTAAAAGACCAAAGGGAGATTTAATGAGATTAAAAAGCCAGTCATTTCAAAGTAAAATTGTTAAACAAATGCATCGTGAGGATTCTAATGAATAAATTATTAACTTATGTTTTAGATAATTATTATACTGAAAAATTTATTAGATCTTTAGAGGCTGATTTAAATAAAAATAACGTTTTATTTAAAGTAAACTCTAATCATGGATGTATTGATATTTATTTAAAACCAACTCTTTGCAGTAATTATAAATTTATTTGTAGCTTTAAAAAAAGTGATGCATTAGAGTGTTTGATTAGAGATAGAACAAAATTTATGGCCTTTATTAAACAAGCTATAAAAAAATTAGGAGGTATTTAAATATGTTTGACCAAATTAAAACCATTTTAGACACGATTTCAGGTGTTCCTAATGTTCTTGTGTATCAAGAGTTAGAACGCGTCTTAGAGCCTAGTTTAAGTGGCGAATATGAAGATTATCAAAGACGTTTAAAATTTCAAATTATAAAAATTTATGACGGATTAGAAAAAACCATTTATAAAGCAAATTGTAAGGAAAATAATCCGGAGGAATATTTAGAAAAGATTTTAAATGATCTAACAAAAATTAAATTAAAATTAGGAGGAATTAATTAATGGAATTATGGATTAGAAGTCAAGATAAAGAAAAATTAATAAAATGCAATGATATAGCAATATCAACTGATAGTGAAGATGGTAAAACTATTGGTTATAAAATAGTAGGATATTTTGATAAAAATACTGAATATGAAGAATTAGGTTTTTATTCATCAAAAATAAGAGCTTTAGAGATAATAGATGAAATTCAATCTAAATTGAATTGTAATAAGTTTTTATTAAAACCAAAAACAGGTTTGTTATCTAAAGATGATATCAGAAGAGAAAAAATTTGGTTAGAAGAATTAAATAGTATTAATTTAATTACTGAAAATTCATTATGCAGTATTGAGCCAATTGGTAATCCAATATCGGTATATGAAATGCCTGAAAAGTAGAAAAAATCGCAAAATGGAATTATGGGTAAGTTTTTAAAAGTTAAATTTTATTCTAACTATTATAAATATTAGAAAAAATCAAGATTTAAGCGTACACTAAAAACTTTCCACAATTACCTGTTATGAAAAGTTTTTATTAGGAGGATTTAGATGAATAAAGAAGAGATAGAAGCAATGAAAGAAGTGCATTATCGTAATATTAAAAGTATGTGTTATAACTATCAAGATCAAGAATTATGTTTTAAACTTACTTTTATAGAAGAAGTAATAAATAATTTGAAAGATGCATTTAGTCTAACAAATGATAATAGATTAATTGAAATAAATAAATTAATAGATAATCTTATTAAAGAAAGAGATAGGATTGTTGAAATAGATAAGTTGAGTGCTAGAAATGAATAAAGAAGATTTATATCCATTAATCGGTAAATATTTAAATGGTTACAAGATAATTAAAATAGAAGAAGATCCATTTATAAAAGGACAAATTAATTTATGGACTGATGAATGGATAACAGAATATTTTGGAGATAAAAGTTTAGTCAAATTTTTTGTAAGACCAGAAAGCAATTCATCAAAGATATACAAAGAACTAATTGATAAAGAAATATACCAACTAAAAGATAATTGGAATAAGTTAAAAGAATATGCTAATAAGATGCACGAATATTTTCTATATACAGATGTGAATGAAATTTATAAGCAAAATATGAAAGAAGATAATCAATTTCCCAATTTATTTAATTTATCAGAATTAAATGCAATTGATAAAGTATTAAATTCAATTTTAAATAAAATGCAAGAACTAGAAAAAGGAAGTGATAGTAATGTCTGGATGGAAAACTAATGATTTAGAACAAATTGAAGTTAAAATTAAAATACCTAAAAATGCAGTAGCATTTGTAGTAAATACACTATCACAAGAGAAAAACAAGGTAGTAATGAGTAACACTCAATATGATAGTGAAGATATTAAAAAAATGAGGTGTGATAGTAATGACTAAAGAAGAAATTAAAGACTATTTGAAAAGAGTTGATGAGTTAGGGACTAAACTAACAGGAGAAGATAAAGAAACTTACACTTGGTTAATTTATGGCTGTAATCAATTTCCCAAATTATTAAATGAAACAGAACAGCAATGTAAAAAGCAAAAAGAAGTTATTGATAAATTAAGCAAAATAATCTATGAAATAGATGATTTAAGAAAAATAACTGGTGGTTATCCTAGTCATTATTTAGATGAATTATTAGATATATTAAATGAGGTATCAGAATGAAACCATTAAATTTAAAAGAAACAGCATTAAAAGAAGAAATGAAAGAAAGATGTCTTGCTAAAGGGCAATATACAGATAAGAATGCTAAGAAAAAATTTAAAATGTTATGCCATTTAGAAGATTTTGAAATTCAATATTGGGAATTATTAAAAGAAAATAAACATTTAAAAATGATAAATAAAGAATATGAAAGACTTAATAAAGAAAATTACAGAGGCTTTAAAATAATTAATGTTCAAGAATATGATATATACGAATTGTTAAGTTATAAAAACAATTGGAATGAGTTAAAAAAATGGGTTAATAAACACTATGATTATTATTTGAACAATGAAGACTATATTGGTGGAAGATTATGTTTTACTGATATTAAAAGTGAAATGCAAAAACTAGAAAGAAGTGATAGTAATGAATAAAGAAGAATTATTAAAAGAGATTATGAAACTTCCAAAAATAGAAACAGATAACCCAATAAGTACTATGAATGGTATTAATGTTGATGAATTAATGAGTGCTATTGATAGATTAAATAAAATTCCTGATTACAATGATTTATTAAAAGAAAATAAACAACTAAAAGATAATTGGAATAGTCTAAAAAAACAAGAAATAAATCGTTTTAACAACACTCAAGATGTACAATTTTTAGATGTATTACAAGATATGCTAGAAATAGAGAAAGGTGTGAATAATTAAATGAGAAAAAAAGAAATAGATATAATAGATATTAAATATGCTGATAACTTAAAATTTTATGTAGAAAATGACTTTATTTATTGTGAAAATGCATATGGTGAAAGAATAATCGTAGGAGATTTATATCAAGACAGATTTGATTATGAAAAAGCAAAACAGTAGATATGAAACTATTGAAAGCAGTAAATAAATATGTTGAGGAGTTAAATTGGAATGAATAAAGAAGAATTAATAATAGGTTTTTTTGAAAAAGGTTATTGTTGTGACTTAGATGAAGTTAAAGATACTTGTTTAGGTTTACTAAAAGAAAATCAAGAATTACAAAAACACCTTGAAGAAAAAACTAAAATAGGAATTGCAGACCATAAATATGCTAGCAAATGTGAAGATAAAGTTGTGGTTATGGAAGCACAACAACAAAAGTTTACAAAGTATTTAGAAGATGAATTAAAACGAATTAATCCTAACGAGTTAACAGTTCGTGAACTTGTTGATTCGGAATTAGATAATGTTGAGTTTACTCAATATTTGACTTATAAAGATGTTTTCCAAAAATATAAAGAAATAATGAACCGATCTGAACAGTTCTGAACGAAGGAGGAAAAGAAAAATGAATAAAGATTTATATTATGAATTAAAAAATTTAATGGATAAAAAATTTGCATTAGAATGTTTTTTAAAAAATCTAAAAGCCAAGCCATATATAAATAGTATAGAGTTATCGAAAGGACAAGTAAAATTATATCTTGAAGATGCTGATATAGAAATGTTAATTCCTTATTATGAAAACAAAATTAAATCATTAGAAGATAAAATAAATAAATTTTATTTATCTAAAACTATTGATTAGGAGGAAAAATGAATAATATTGACAAAGATATAGTAAAACGAAATATTATTAGATGTGAAAAAGCATTAAATGAAAATAAAATGAAATACACGTTTGATCTTGATTATAAAAAAATGTGGGAGGATCTTGTTGATAAATCTTTAGATTTACAAGAAGAATATCGAGAATTAAAACTGCAAAATTTAGAATTAAGAAATATTTATTTTAATGTAACTCACATAAATAAAATCTATACAAAAGAATTAAATAGATATATTGCTAAACAACAAAAATTTATAAATTTTTTAGAAAATATGTTAGATGATGAAAATGATATATTTTCAGTAGTTAGAGTTAAAGATGTTTTACAAAAATATAAAGAAATGATTGGAGGAAAAGATGAAAACAAATAATTCAAATGATGGAATGGGGTTTGTTGGTTTATTAACAATAGTATTTATAGTATTAAAATTAACTAAAGTAATTAGTTGGAGTTGGTTATGGGTATTAAGCCCATTATGGATAAGTTTAGTAATAGGACTATTACTTATTATAATTTATTTTATTATTGTGAGGTAAAAATGAAAAATAAAATAATAGCAGTATTTGTTATAGGATTAATTATATTAACAGCAACGGGATGTACAAGTGCAGAAACTGTATCTTATAATATAAGCCGAGAAAGTGACGAATTTAAAGTAAAGAGAAGAATTACATTTGTTAATTTAAGAACTGGAGATTACTTGTTTACTATGACTGGTAAATGTTCAATTCAAGGTGGCAGTGGAAGTATAAATAGCGAATTAGAAGTAGTTTGTAGAATCGGAGAAGATAAATATCAAAAACATATGTTATATTTAGCTGAAGAAACAACTTATGTTGTAGAACAATTAGAAGACAGCGATGTATCAAGATATGATTATGAATTTGTATTTAGACCAGAAGCAATTATTCCTATTGAGATTAAAACACAGGTAGGTAATTAAAAAATGGGTAATTTTATATTAGGCTTATTAGCAGGAATTTTTATAGGAACACTTATGTTAATGTTTTTACTCATTATTTTAAATGTAGCTAAAGATGATTAATTTTAAAGATCAATGTGATGTTTGTAAGAATTTTGAAATACTTATAGGATATAAAAATGAATGCCTTTGTATTAATTGTTTATTAAAAATATTAAAAGAAAGGAATGTGATTGATATGAATGGAATAGAAAGAATTAAAATATTATCTGCTGAAATAACGGATAAACCTTTACTAAAAATAGTAGAATATTTATTATCAAGAGAAGATATGAACGATAAATATTTAAATGAAGAAAAAAGTTTATCTCAAATGATATCATATATTAGATCAGAAGCAAAAAAACAAGCAAAAAATGGAGTAGCTATGATTGAAGACGATGTTGTCTATGGATGGGCTATACATTATTTTGACGAAACAAATATAGATTTAGGATTAGATAAAAAAGTCGATAAAATAGAATTAGAAGATGATGATTCTAAAACAATTGAAAATAAGCCAAAAAAGATAATTTCTAAAAAGCCAAAACAAGACGTGATACCTGAGGGACAATTACAATTAGAATTATTTTAAAATGTATTTAACTAAAAAAATAAAAATATTAATGGATGAATTTGATAATAATGTTAATTTGCCTAAAAACTTTGATTTATATGTGGAAAAAATCAAAGTTTCCCACAAATTAATAATCAAAAGTAAAAATGGCTATCATTGTGATTATTGTAATTCAGATTTTAAAAAGAAAAGAATAACAAAAAAATTATACGGCGAAAAATTGATAAAATGTCCTATTTGTAAGCAAATATTAATTGTTAAATCAAATAGAATTAAAAATTATATTCAAAAAGATAATTTTTGTATCATAGAACGTTTTAAAGGATATTATATTTTTAGACTATTTCAAGTTGAAACAACATATCGAAACGGAAATTATAGTAGCCATATTTGTGAATTTGGAAGAAAATTGTTTGATGATAATTTTGGCTACATTTATGAAATTTATAATGATAATATAAGTGCTACAATATCAGGTAAATATGTTAATCATAAAGAATTTTTGAATTTTAATTGGAAACGAAATGGAAGTTATTATCATACACTAGGAGATGTTTATAAATTATATCCATATAATTTAAAGAAACTTTTTAAAGGTACTAAATGGCAATATTCACAAATATGGGATTTTGCAAAACATATTACTTATTTTGATATATCAAATTTTATGTGTTCATACTCAAACTCAATTGAATATTTAATCAAAAATAGACTATATATTTTAACTAATAATTTACTTGAAAATACATCACGTGGTTATATTCTAAAACTGGATTATAAATATATAAAACAAAATTTAAAATTTATTAGAAAATATAATTTAAAAATAGATGAAATAACTATTATGCAATATTTTAATATTTTTGATATTAAGTTAATTCGAAAGTATAGTGAATATGCAGATAATTTAATTGATATTTTACATGAATTAAATATAAAGCTTGAATTAGTAGATAAATATGTTAAGGATGCACAAGATGGATTTTGTGAATACATTGATTATCTTCAAATATGTAAATTACTTGAATATAATATGAAAGATAAAAAAATATTATATCCAAGTAATGCAGTTGATTCACATGACAAAGTTCTAAAGATTTACGATAATATAAAAGATAAGACATACCAAAAAGCGATAAGAAAACGCTATGAAATAATAAAAAAATATACTTATAGAGATAAAAAATATATAGTTTATCCAGTGAAATCACAAAAAGAACTTACAAATGAAAGTAAACAACAAAATAATTGTGTTAAAACATATGCAGAAAGAATCTCTAAAGGTAAATGTGATATATATTTTATGAGATTAATATCTAATGTAAACAAATCACTGGTTACTATTGAGGTTAAAAATAATAAAGTCGTTCAAAAAAGAACAAAAAATAATTGTGATACAACATTAGAACAAAATAAATTTATAGAAAAATGGGAAAGGAAAATATTAAATAATGGATGAAAAGGAATTAACAAGAGTTGTATTAAAAGAATTAGAAGCAATGGGAATGCTTAAACGAAAGAATGATGTATTTAAAAATACTGAATCTGTATTATACAATTATAATACGATTAAAGAGACAATTTCTCAGAGAAGAGATCAGATAAATAACTTAAAAAAATATGGTTTACCAAAGAAATCAAAATCAATAACTTCTGTGTCACAAAACACTATTGTTATTGAAGAAAATGATTTATTAGACTTAACTATTAAAAACATTGAAAAATCTATTATTAAAACAAAGGTAATATTAAACTATATAGATAATATATTAAGTAAATTTAAATCAGATCCTTATTATGAAATCTTAAGACTTAAATACTTTGATAAAAAAACACATGAAGAAATAGCAGAATATTACAAAAAAGATGTTGCAACAGTTAGTAGAAATAAAAATAGATTAATTAATGAAATAAAAGTCTATTTAATGCCAAATGATATTATCACTGATTTACTTGGATATTAAATGCATCAATGCAAAAATCGTGCAAAAAGTGTGCTATTTACATATCAGTTTTTAACTAATATAATGAGTATAATGAAATATTTGTAAAGTGGTATTCGAGCAATACTGCTTTTTTTAGTGAGGTGAAATATTTGTGTAAAGATTGGGTAACTTGTTCAAGGTGTGGCAAGATAGTTGAAAGAGGACATAATTGTCCATACAAAAATAAGATGTATCAAAAGAAGGATACTAATGCTAATAAATTTAGAAATACTAAAGCATGGTTAAAGAAGAGTATAGAGATAAGGCAAAGAGATAAATATCTTTGCCAAGTATGCATTAATAATCTCTATAATACAATCAATTGCTTTAATACTGAAAAGTTAGAAGTACATCATATAACTCCAATTGAAGAAGATTATAATAGAAGATTAGACAATGATAATCTTATCACATTATGTAATACGCATCATAGAATGGCTGAGTTAGGTAAGATTCCAAGAAATGTATTATATAATTTGATAAATAAGTAATCTATTAAATATATCTTATTTATGATCTTTTATTTAATTAATTTTATTTAAAATATAGCTATATATCTTTAATAAAATTGAGTACCCCCCTACAAAAAAGTTGATTTTTAAATCTTCGCGAGAATACCCACACTAGCCCCACATTCACACAAACAAAAAATTTACATAGTTTTTTTGGAAAATTCATTCGGCCACAACAAATATTCATATAAAATGCAAGGAGTGATTTTATGTATGGGAAAAAAGCAAAATTTTAATCAGCAAGCAAAAGAAATATTAAGAATTGCTGAAAAATACGGAGTTGAACAAAACTTCTTTTTTATTACAACTTTTAATAGATATTTAATTCAAATAAATATATTAGATCAATTAGAAAAGAAGATAAAAGAAGAAGGTACGTTAGTCACGAAGGAATATGTCAAAGGTAGAGGAAATTTATATACTAATCCTGCAATTACTGAATACAATAAAACTTCTACATCTGCAAATCAAACTGTTGCAACATTAATTAAAATAATTAAATCAAAAAGTGATGGTGAAGAAGATGAAGGCGAAGATGAACTTTTACAAGCATTAGGAATTAAGTAATGAATAATAAAGCATATGAGTATGCTAAAAAAAGTATTCATCTAAAGGAAGTTCCTAAATATGTAAAAAAACAATGTAGAGAGTTCATCAATATAGCAGATGGCAAAAGCGATAAGTATTATTTAGATGAAGAAAAAATAAAACAAATAGAGAATGTTTTAAAATTATTAATAATGCCAAAAGGATTAAAAGCAGGTAAACCATTATATGATTGTACATGTGATTATCAATGGCTTTTATATATTTCAATATTAGCGATTGTTCATAGAGATAATCCAAGTAAAAGAAAATATGAAACAGCCATATTAGAAATTGCAAGAAAGAATTTTAAAACATATACAATAGCAACATTATTTATTTTATTATTTCTTTTGGAGCCTAAATTCAGTAAATTTTACTCTGTTGCACCTGATGGTTCTCTATCTCGTGAAGTTAAAACTGCAATTGAAGAGACATTAAAATCAAGCCCTTTAATTTATCTGCATAAAGAAGAGCCTAGATTTAAGATTTTAAGAGATTATATAACTTTTAAGCTAAAAGAAAGTAAATATTATCCATTAAATTATTCAAGTAGTAGAATGGATGGTAAACTTCCTAATGTTTTTCTTGCCGATGAGGTTGGTGCATTACCAAACTCTTATGCAATTGAGGCTATGAGGTCAGGTCAATTAAATATCTTGAATAAATTAGGATGTATTATTTCAACTAAATATCCTACTATAAATAATCCTTTTGAAGATGAGGTTGCTTATGCTAAAAGAGTTTTAGATGGTTTGGAAGAAGATGAAACAATATTTGCTTTATTATATGAGCCAGATAATCCAAAGAATTGGACTAATGATGATCTTATATTGAAGCAAAGCAATCCTGTTGCCTTAGAAATACCTGAAATATGGGATGATCTATTAAAGAAAAGAGCAAGAGCAATTGCAATAGAGAGTTCAAGAGAAAATTTCTTAACAAAACATTGCAATATCATTTATCAAGGATCTACTGAATCATATATCGATATAAACGATTTGCAACAATGTAAGGTTAATCATATAGAATGGACTGGAAGAGATGTTTATTTAGGTGTCGATTTAGCAATGTCAAACGATAACTGTGCGGTCGCAATGGTTACGGAAGAAGAAGGAAAGATATTAGTTGATGCAATAGCATTTATTCCCGAAGGAAGAATAGATGAAAAAAGTCAATTTGAAAAAATTGATTATCGACAATTTATAAATGCTATGAAATGTATAGCATGTGGAAATAAAACAGTTGATTATGGTGTTATCGAAGATTTTGTTTTTCATATAGAAGAAAAATATAATGTTCACATAAAAGCATTGGGATATGATAGATTCAATGCTTTAAGTTCAGCTCAAAAATGGGAAAATGGTGATAATGGAAAATATTCAGGAATTAATTGTATTCAAATTAGACAACACTCAGATACATTACATTCACCAACAAAATTGATTTATGAAAAAATTGTTAATCATCAATTTGAGTATGAAGAAAATAAATTATTAGAAATAAATTTTGCGAATGCAAGAGTTACGTACGATACTAACATGAATAAATATGTTCATAAGAAAAAAAGTAATGGAAAAGTTGATATGGTAATGGCTATATTAAATGCTACTTACTTATTACAACAAGATATTATTTTTGAAGATGGATTTATAGTTCAAACATTTTAGAAAGAAGGTGAAATTATGGGAATACTTGATAGATTTAAAAAAAGAGAAATAAATATTGATAGTTTTGATCCTTTATTAAAAGCAACAATTTCAAATCAAAAACTTGATAGACAGGATGCTTTAGAAATACCTGCTGTATCTTCATGTGTTGAATTAATTTGCAATACCTTTGCTATGATTCCTTTTAAACTGTATCAGGAAAGTAATGTTAACGGAAAAAAAGAAACTAAAGAAGTTGATGATAATAGAGTTAAATTAATAAATGATGATACAACAGACGTGTTAGATGGTTTTCAATTTAAGAAAGCAATTTGTGAGGATTACCTTTTAGGCAAAGGTGGCTATGCATATATTAAAAGAAATAGAAACCAATTTATAGGACTATTTTATGTAGAGAATAATTATATATCTATTTTAAAAAATGCAAATCCTATATTTAAAAGCTTTGATATTTCAGTTAATGGTAAATCATATAAAAATTATGAATTTATAAAATTGCTTAGAAATACAAAAGATGGTGCTTCTGGAATTGGTTTAATCGATGAAATAAATAGAGCACTGAGAACTGCATTCAAAAGAATTTGTTATGAATATGATCTGACGATTACAGGCGGTAGTCGAAAAGGCTTTATTAAGTCTTCAAGGCACTTGGGAGCAACTGAAATGGAAAAATTAAAAAAAGCTTGGGAAGATTACTATTCAGGTACTGCCAATACGGTTATATTAAATGATGGAATGGAGTTCCAAGAAGCAAGTAATAATTCAAATGAAAATCAATTAAATGAAAAAAATATTACTTTTAATGGAGAAATGAAAGATTTGTTTCATATCTCAGATAATTACGACAAATTTATAAAAAATGCTATAATGCCAATCGCAACTGCATTTTGTACAGCCTTAAATAGAGATTTCTTACTGGAAACAGAAAAGAAGTCTTTTTATTTTGCTCCAGATACTAAAGAACTCTATAAAGGAAGTTTAAAAGAAAGGTATGAAGCATATCAAATTGCTATAAAAAACGGTTTTAAAACAAGAAATGAAATCAGATTTTTGGAAGATGATGATGCGATTGAAGGTTTAGACATGATTAGTTTGGGATTAGGCGATGTACTTTTAAATGCTGAAACAGGACAAATTTATACTCCTAATACCAATCAACTTATCAAAATGGGCGATCATGCCGAGAAAGGTGGTGTTGAAGATGAAAATTGAAGTTAGAGAAGACAGTGTTCTTATTACTGGTTATGTAAATGCTGTTGAAAGATATTCTAAGCCAATTACTGAGGGGCTACATGGTAAGGTTAGAACTTTTATTGAAAGAATCAAGGCTGGAGTATTTAAAACTGCTTTAAAAAGAAATGATGATGTCAAAGTTTTGTTAAATCACGACAAAACAAGAGAGTTAGCTACTACTAAAGATGGTACAGCCAAACTTGAAGAAGACAATATCGGATTAAAAGCAGAAGTAATTATAACAGATGAAGAAGTTGTCGAAAAGGCTAGAAATAATCAGTTAGTTGGCTGGTCTTTTGGCTTTTATGAAAACAGTGACGAAATGGGAACTGAAGGCGAAAGAGAGACAAGAACAATTACTGATTTAGATTTGATAGAAGTATCTATTTTAGATGATTCAAAAAGCCCTGCTTATTATGGTACAAGCATTGAAGCAAGGAGCGAAAGAATTATGGAATATAGACAAACCATTGAGGACATTGAAAAAGAGGCACAAGAAAAACATGAATCTGTCGAAAAAAATTTAGATGCAGCTTTTGAAGAAAACTCAAAAGAACATATGAAAATTGAGGCAGAAAAGAAAAATGCTGAAATGGAAATATTTGCTGAAATGATTGCTACTAAAGTAGCTAAAAAATTAAAAGGTACTGGGGAAGAAAAGACAATACCTAATCCAGTTGAAGATAGAAGTGAAAAGATAGATCTTGCTTCATACGAAGAAAGATTATCAAAATTATAGCCTGAACAATTGAATTGTTTAAATAAAGGAAAAGAAAGGAAAGATTAATATGAATTTAAAGGCTTTAGAAGAAAAAAGAAATGACTTAAAAAGTCAAATGGGAGAAATGCTAGAAACTTCTAAAAAAGAAGAAAGAGCATTAACAACTGAGGAAGCATCAAAGTTTGATGAAATGGAAAAAGAAATTAAAAACATTGATGCAACTATTGAAAGAAATGAAAGGATGGAAAGTATGGAACAAAAAGAAGTTAAAGTAGAAAATACTAGGGAATTAACTGCTGAAGAAAAAAGAATGTATACTTCAGTAGAAGAAAGAGATGATTATAATTCATTTGCTGAATATATTAGATGCCAAGTAGAAAAAAGAGCTGATGCAAGTAACTTAACTAAAGGCGATAATGGAGCAGTAATCCCTAAAACAATTGTTAATAAAATTATTGAAAAAGTTGAAGAAATTTCACCTGTTTATAAATTAGCTACTCATTATAATATTCCAGGTACTGCTACTATTCCAACGGAAGATGCTAGTGCAGATAGTATAACTGTTGCTTTTACTACTGAATTTACTGATTTAACATCACATAGTAATAAATTTGGTACTATTGAATTAACTGGTTATTTATATGGTGCATTAACTAAAATTAGTAAATCATTATTAAAAAATAATAATTTTAATTTAACTAATTGGGTTATTGCTAAAATGGCTAAAAAAATTGCAAAATTCCTTGATGGAGTATTATTAAATGGTGCTACATCTAAAGTTAGTGGTATTGCTGGTTCATACGATAGTACTAATATGAATAAAGCATTAGCAAGTAAAGCAGCAGTAACTTCTGATGAACTAATTGATGTTCAAGAATTAGTTCCAGATGAATATCAAGCAGATGCAATCTGGATTATGAATAAAAAAACTAGAACTGCTATTAGAAAATTAAAAGATAGCGATAATAATTATTTATTAAATAGAGATTTATCATCTAAATGGGGTTATACATTATTAGGTAAAGATGTATATTGTTCTGATAATGTATCTGAATTAGGTGCAGTTTCTAAAAATGTTATTTTTTATGGTGATTTAAGTGGTCTTGCAGTTAAAGAAAGCGAAACTGCTGAAATTCAAATTTTACAAGAATTATTTGCTACACAACATGCAATTGGAGTTGTTGCTTGGGGCGAAATTGATGCTAAAGTTGAAAATAAACAAAAAATTGCAGTAGTTACAACACCTGCTAGTTAATAGGAGGTGTTTTTAAATGCAATATGAAGCAATAGAAGGTTTTTCAGGAATTATTTCAATGTATAAAGGCGAAGTTAGAGAAATTCCTAATGAAGATTTAGCTAAAGAATTAGTGAAGGCTGGTTTTATTAAAAAATACAAGCCAAATGATGCTAAAGAGTTAAAAATCTTGTTAGATGAAGCAAATTCAACAATAAAAGAGCTTGAAAAAACTATTGATGAACTAAATACTGAAATTGATTCTTTAAAATCTTCAAAAGAAGATTCAGAAGATCCAAAGGATCCAAAAAATTCTAATGAAGGTTTAGGAGAAACTTCTGATCAAACTTCTAACAACGATAAATAAATTAATAATTGTTCAGGCAAACCTCATAGAAACGGAGGAATAAAATGAAAGTAAGCGATATTACTGCTGAAGACATTGCTAATTATTTGAGATTATCAGAAATTAGTGGTGACGAAGAAAAAGAACTTAAAACTTATCTAACTGTTGCTAAAAATTATATATCAAATTATACTGGCTTACCTATAAAAGCAGATGATGAAAAATCAGAATCTCTTGATAGTTATTCTGATTTTATTATTGTAGTTTATATTTTTTGTCAGGATATGTATGACAATAGATGTTTGTATGTTGATAATAAATCAATAAATAGAACAGTACAAACTATTTTGGATATGCATACAAGGAATAATATATGTTAAATCCCGGAAAATATAATAAAAGAATTACCATATATCAAGTATTAAAAAAAGAGGACAATGCAGGGTTTAAAGTACCAACAGAAAGCATTGTCCTTAATACTTTTGCTAGTGTAAAAACAACGAAAGGTTTTACATTAATCGCAAGTAATACTGACTTTGAAAAGGCTTATACTAATTTTACTATTAGATATCCTAAAGTAGAAATTACTAGAGATATGTTAATTAAGTACAATAATAAAGTTTATTCGATAGAATACTTAAATAATATTGATGAAGAAAACATTGAATTAGAAATTCAGGCAAAGGTTGTTGTTAAGTAATGGCAAGATTTGATTCTGAATTACCAACAGAATTATTAAAAGTCTTTGATGAACTTGAAACTAATTGTGAAGAAATTTTTGGAAATATGACTAAAGCAGGAGCAGAAGTAGTTTATAAAAATGTAAAATCGAATATGGCAAAATCATTTAAATCTACTAAAGCACTTGATAAGGGCTTAAAGATAACAAAGGTTTATAAAACTCCATCTGATGATGGAATAAATGTCTATGTTGGATTTTATGGCTATGATCCTGATAGTAAACCGACTAAAAAACATCCTTATGGAACTCCTATTCCATTGATTGCACTTGCTAGAGAATATGGAACTAGTAGAGGAGAACAAAAGAAGCCTTTTTTAAGAAAGTCATTTAATAAATCTCAAATAGAACAAGAAATGTTAAAAGTTCAAAACAAATATATAAAAGGAGATTAGTTAATATGAATGAAGAATTAAAAACTATATTCAATGATTTTAAAGTTAAAAATGTAAGTGTTCCAGTAGAACATTTAAGATACATTGGAAATTCAAAAACGTATGTAACATGGACTTTATTAGAAGAAAGTCCAGCTTTATGTGGTAATGATGAAGTTTTATTTAGTGTATGTCCAGTTGATATAGATATATATAGTGATAGCAATTATTTAGATATTATGAATGAAGTTAAAAAAATAATGAAAAAAAACGAATGGTTATGGGTTGAAGATAGTGAAGAAATGTATGAAGAAGATACAGGACTTTACCATAAAACTATAACGTTTGAAAAGGAAAGGATGATTTAATTATATGGCAAGAATAGGATTTAAAAAAGGAAAGTATAACAAGCATGATGCAACATCTAGTAAGTTTGCAGCATTAACTGGTAATAAAGTACCTGAATTAGAAAAGGTTGTTGATGAGAAATTCTCACCAGAATATAACAATGCAGAACTTTATGGAAATGATTCATTAGCAGAAAGTGATAATAGTTTTAAAAAAGGAACTTTAACATTAACATTAGTTGATGATAATGATGAAAAAGATGCCGATTTATTAGGTAATACTATTTCTTCAGAAACTTCTAATAAAGGCGAAGTAACAATGAAAGTTGATGATAATGCTCCTTATATTGGTTATGGACATATTATTCCTAAAATTGTTGCTAATGTAAAAAAATATAAAGTTGAATTTTTTCCAAGAGTTAAAGTTAATAAAATAACTCACGATGCAAAAACTAGAGGAGAAAATGTAGAATTTACTACTGTAACTTTAGAGGCTACTGTATATCCTTTAGATAAAGAATTTAACGGATTAACAGAAGGCACTTGGGAAAAACATAAAACATTTAGTAGTCTATCTGAGGCAGAAACTTATCTTGATTCTTTATTAACTCCAAAAGCATCTAAATGAAGGTTAAAGTTATAAGTATATTTGTAGATAAAAATACAAATGAAAGATATGAAGAAATAAAAGAATTTGTAAAGATTATAGAAAATACTAAAAAGAAAGGCACGGTGGAATAGTTCCAACTCTTTTTTTATATAAGGAGGAATTATAAATGAAAGATAAAATTAATTATTTTGAAGTAAATGGAACTAAATATCCCTTATGTTGTAATTTAAATGTTCTTGAAGCAATTCAGGAAAAATATGGATCAATGACTGCTTGGGGAGAAATAGTTGAAAACAAGGCTGGAAAAGAGCCAAAAATTAAAGATTTAAAATATGGCTTTATGGTAATGATTAATGAAGCTTTAGATATTGAAAATGAGAATTTAGAAGAAAAGAGATAATTACTTACTGAAAAACAAGTTGGAAGATTACTTACTGAACTTGGCATTGCAGAAGCAACTAAAAAGATAGAGGAGTTATCAATCAGTTCTAATTCAACTGGAGAAGAGCCAAAAAACATGTAATCCATGAGGATCAAGACGATGAAATTGATTTCTCATGGCTTTTATTTATTGGACATTGTTTGTTAGGTTTTACAGAAAAAGAAGTAGGAAGAATGACTTTAGGGAAATTACTAAAGTTATATAACCATTATAAAAATCATTATGATTTTAAATTAAGTGGTAAATCCTATAAAGAATTAGATGATATGGTAGCCCATGATGGAGAATTTATTCGTGATTAGGAGGTGAAGATATGGCAAGTTCTTTTGGTGGAACAATTAAATTAACTGGTGAATCTGAGTATCAAAAATCTTTAAAAGCTATTAGTGAAAATTTAAAAGTATTATCTAGTGAAATGAGAGTTGTTACTAGTAGATATGATGTTAATGATAGATCTACCAGTAATTTATCACAACAAAATGAAATTTTGACTAAAAAAATAGATGAACAAAAACATAAGGTAGAAGTTCTAACTAAAGCTCTTAATGATGCAAAGACACAAACTGATGATAATAGTTCTACAACAAAAAAATGGGAAACTAAATTAAATGATGCTCAAGCAGAACTTAATAAGTTAGAAAGAACTTTGGATAGTAATGAACAAGAAATGAAAAACTATGGAAAAGCAACTGACGATGCTGGTGAAAAGAGTTCCAGGTTGGGAGATATTATCAAGGGAAATTTAATATCTGAAGGTATTATTAATGGATTTAAAGCATTAGGAAGTGCTATGAAAACAGTAGGAAGTTCCTTAGTAGATGTAGGTAAAAAAGCATTAGATAGTTATGCGAATTATGAGCAATTAGTTGGTGGTGTTGAAACTCTATTTGCTTTAAGTGATAATGAAATAAAAGCTTATGCAAATGTATATGGTATGTCTGTTGATGAAGTTAAATCAAATAATGAAATTATGAAAAGCTCTATGAATGAAGTTTTAGGTTATGCAAATGAAGCATATAAAACTGCTGGTTTATCAGCAAATGACTATATGGAAACAGTTACATCATTTAGTGCAGCTTTATTACAATCTTTAGGTGGTGATTCATTTACAGCGTCTGAAAAAGCAAATCAAGCAATTATAGATATGTCAGATAATGCAAATAAAATGGGTACTGATATGTCTATGATACAAAGTGCATATCAAGGCTTTGCAAAAGGTAATTATACGATGCTTGATAACCTTAAATTAGGCTATGGTGGTACTAAAACGGAAATGGAGAGACTGTTAAAAGATGCTCAAAAAATCAGTGGTGTAAAATATGATTTATCTAGTTTTGCTGACATTACTGAAGCAATTCATGTAATGCAAGAAAATATGGGAATTGCTGGAACAACTTCTAATGAGGCTAGTACAACAATATCAGGATCTTTAAGCTCTATGAAATCAGCATGGTCAAATTTATTAACTGGTATAGCAGATGATAATACAAATTTTCAAGGATTAATAGATAATTTAGTTGATAGTGTTGTAACAGTTGGTGATAATATAATGCCAAGAGTTGAAATAATAATTGATGGAATAGTTAAATTAATAATGAGTTTATCAAATAGACTAGTTGATTATATGCCTAAATTATTAGAAACTGGAATGAGTTTAATGCAAACTATTTTAGATGGTTTTATGTCTATGTTGCCAGAGTTAATACCAATTGCAGTTCAATTAATTAATAGTTTATCTTCTTTTATACTTCAAAATTTGCCTACAATATTACAGGCAGGTATTACTTTGCTATTAGAATTGATCAAAGGTATATCACAAGCACTTCCTGAACTTATACCAGTTGCAGTTAGATGCATTATGGATCTTGTAGATACATTATTAGATAATATTGACGAAATAATTGAATGTGGAATTGAATTACTTGTTGCTTTAACAGATGGTATATTTAATGCTTTACCTGAATTAATATCTAGGTTACCAGAAATTATTGTAAAGATATCTGCAAAATTAATTGAATTAACTCCTGAACTATTAAGTTGTGTATTAAGATTAATGATATCACTTGCAACTGGTATGGTTAAATATTCTGTTGAAATGGTTACAAGAATACCTCAAATTATTAAATTAGTTGTTAATGCATTTAATCAACATTTAAAAGATATGGTTAGTATTGGTAAAAATATGGTTAGCGGAATTTGGCAAGGTATTTCAGGAAGTATTGACTGGATTAAAAATAAGATTAAGGGATGGGTTGGAGATGTTACTAAGTACATTAAAAAATTATTTGGTATTAACTCACCTTCAAGATTATTTAAAGATGAAATTGGTACTAATTTAGCACTAGGACTAGGTGAAGGTTTTGGAGATACAATGAAAGATGTTTCAAGAGATATGGCTAATTCAATTCCTACTGAATTTGATGCAAATATAAATACTAATTATAGTACAAGTGCTAATAATGTTTCAAATAATTATGACACTTACTTACAAGCATTTAAAGATGCATTAAAGGGTGTAAAAGTTGTAATGAATAATAAAGAAATGGGAAATTTTATCATTGATACTGTAGAAACGGCGGTGTATTCATAATGAATAGTATTAATTGGAAAGGTATTGATAGTGAATCCATAGAAGGACTATTAATTTGTGAATTACCTCCGATTTCTAAACCAAAAATGAGAATAAAAGAAACTGTTATTGATGGAGTGGATGGATCATTTATCGAAGAATTAGGTTATGAATCTTATGATAAAACTATGAAAATTGGACTAACAAGAGATTATGATATAGATGAAGTAATGGATTATTTCAATGGGGAAGGTAATTTAATTTTTAGTAATGAAGATGATAAATTATACAAAGCCAAGATAATAAATCAGATAGATTATCAAAGATTGTTAAGATTTAAAACTGCTAATATAACGTTTAGAGTACAACCTTTTAAGTATTCAGCTAGTGAAATATCTAAAAAGATTGATATAACTGATGAAACAAGCATTAATTTTTACAACAATGGAAATGTGGAAAGTAAACCTCAAATTAAAATATATGGCACTGGTGTTATTAATTTTAAATTGGAAGGAAGAATTATATTTACTTATACATTTTCTTCAGATGATACTTATGTTGTTATTGATAGTGATAAACAGGATGCATATGTAGGTAGTATTTTAAAAAATAGATTTATGAATGGTGATTTCCCAATTTTTCAAAAAGGGAAAAATACTATTTCATGGGATGGAACAATTACTAAAATTGAGATAAGTAATTATTCGAGATGGATTTAGGAAAGGAGCATAAATATGAAAAGAGTTAGAAAATTAACTAGGGGAGATACTTTTTCTTTAGAGGTTGAAATAACTGAAAATGGGGAACATCAAACAGTAGATGAGATGTTTCTTACTGTAAAAGAGAGTTATAGTGCTGATGAAGTTTTATTTCAAAAGAAAATTGGTGATGGAATCAAATTGAAAGATAATAAATATTTGATTTCAATTTATCCAGAAGATACAAATGATTTTGAATATAAACAATATGTTTATGATATTGAAATCATTAAAGGAAATATTAAAAAGACTTTGGAAGTTGGTATTTTACGTATTTGTGATGAAGTAACATTTGCTGTAGATGAGGTGTAGCTATGGAATATAAAATAAGAGAAAAATTATTTGGAGCCAATAAAGCAAGTGCAATTGGAACGTCTTTAACTTTAAATGATACGGTTAAATATCCGATAAATAAATTGACGATTGATGGTGTATGTGAACAGAAAACGACTACTGGTAAAAATTTATTAGATTTATCTAATTTAACATCCAGAGTTTGGAATGGCATTACGATAACTAGGAGAGAAGATGGCTCATATTCTTTTAGTGGAACTGCTACTAATAGTACTAGTTTTACATTACCTTTAAATTTAACTTTATCACCAGGAGCATATACATTTAGTCTTGAAACAGTACAAGGTTTTTTGGTTAGACTAGAAGACGAAAACAATGTTGAAGTTTTCAAAGTCAATGATAATAAAAAAAGTGTCACTGTAACATTAAGTGAAGAAAAGCAAATTAAAAGATTATATTTTTGGGCATCTTCTGGCAGTACTTATAATAAAGATGTTTTCCCTCAATTAGAACAAGGTTCACAAGCAACTTATTTTGAGTCATATACAGGCAAACAGCCAAGCCCATCTCCTGATTTTTCACAAAATATTAGTGTACTAACTGGCAATATTAAATTAACAAGTTGTGGGAAAAATCTTGTTAATCCAACAACAGCAACATTTACAAGAAATGGTGTAACATTTACAAAAAACGATGATGGAACTTATACGCTAAATGGGACTAGCACTCAATCATTTGACAATAATATTATAAGTATTCAAAATAAAATAAATGTTGATAAAAACAATTTTTATAAATTATCTTTGAAAGTATTTAGTGGTACTTGTTCTGGAGGAAACCTATCATCGAATGTAAATTTAATTATAAATAATAATTCGACTTGGAATTGGTTAAGTACCAACAATGTTGCTAAACAACCAACTGATAACGGATATATTGGTTTTGTTAATCTATATGTAATTAAAAATATAATATTTAATGATTATAGAATAGGAATACAACTTGAAGTAGTTGAAAATAGTTCATCTCCTAGCACAGACTATGAACCATATCAAGGCTCATCTTTAAATATAACAATACCATCAAATGAATTTGTAGGTAAACTAGATGATACTTATAAAGATACATTAAATGTAGTTTATAAAGATGACGGACACTATCATTTAATGTTAAATAAAATGATTGGTAAAAAGGTAGTCGATGGAAATACTGGAATTATCACAAAAATAAGTGACAATCATTTTGGTATTAATGATGCTATTAAAAATTTTTTGCATTTCAGCGATTTAACAATCAATAATAATAAAAATAACAAATATATAATTCTTTCTCAAACTTCTTCAAATTCTCAATTTATTAGCATTGCAAAAGATTATAATTATGCTATGAATTTTACTAGTACGGAAAAGTTTAACAATATTAGAATAAAAGATATAAGATTTAATACTGTTGATGAATTGAAGCAAAGTTTAAATGAAAAACCGATGGAAGTATATTATACATTAAATTTAAATAGCAGATATAGTTTAGATTTAGGAATAGTAGATACATTATTAAGTTATGATGAAATAACTAATATATTTAGTGATAGTGATTTATATCCAGTTATAAATGTTAAATATTATAATGGATCATTAGATATTAGCAATTATGAATTTTCTATAAAAGAGGTATAGATATGTTATGTGTTTATGAAGGAACTGAGAAATTATTTAATAATAATGGAATTAAAGTATTGCATCCTTTATTTGCAGAAGTAACTAAAAAAGATAATAGTGATTATTATTTAGAATTAGAAGATATATTGGATAATCTTGATTATTATCAAAAAGGATTAATTATAAGAACTAATACTCCATGGGGTGTTCAGGGATTTAGATGTGATAAACCAACTATTAAAAATGATAGAGTGTCATGCAAAGCATGGCACTTATCTTATGACAGTAAAAACTATATTGTAAAAGATGCTTATTCAGTTGATAAAAATTGTAATGATGCATTAAATTATTTTAACAGTGCTACTGATAGAATAAGTCCATTTACAACTATTAGTGATATTCCTACAACGTTAAGTTCAAGAATGGTAACTAAAACATTATTTGAAATTTATGAAAATTTCATTTCAGATGATATGTATGGTGGTCATTGGTATAGAGACAATTGGACATTAGGAATTAAGGCAAATATAGGTCAAGATAGAGGTGTGGTGTTATCTTCTAATAAAAATATTTCTGATTTTGAAAATAGTGAAAATTGGGATGATGTTTGTACTAAAATACTTCCTTATACTACTGATGGAGAGCAAAGAATTTATTTAGATGATCCATTTTTAATATCAGAATATCTATCCTTATATGATATTGTTTATGCTAAAGTAGTTAAATTTGATAATCCATATGATAAATCTGATTATGAAGATTATTCCACTTTTTTATCTGATACTAAATTATGGCTTAAAAAAACCGCTTTAGAATATTTAGAAGAAAATAAAGCACCGAAATTTAATTGTTCCGTTAGTTCTCCAATAAAAAATGTAAGCGATATTGGAGATACTATTTATGTAAAATATTCAAAGTGTAATATTAATATTAAAACAAATGTAATTGGTATTAAATATGATTGCATTAGTCAAAAATATACAAAAATTGAATTTGGAAATTTTAAAAAAGAAATCAAAAATTTACAAGAGCAAATTTCAGGTGAAATCAAAAAGACAACTAAAGAAACAGTAAAAGAAAGTCAAGTATTGTTACAAGATGAATTAAATCAAGCAACTTCAAGATTTAATGAAATGTTAGGAAGTTCATACAAAATAATCGAAGAAGATAAAATAATGTTTGTAGATAAATTGCCTAAAGAACAAGCAAAATATGTTTTAAAGATTTCAAATGGTGGAATAGGATTTAGTTCTACTGGAATTAATGGAACATTTACTAGTGCTTGGACTTTAGATGGTACTTTAAATATGAATGCTATTAATGTAATTAATTTAACTGCCTCTTTAATAAAAGGCGGTGTTTTAAAGTTGGGTGGAATCAATAATTCAAGTGGTACTTTTGAATTATATGATGAAACAGGTAAATTGATTTGTTTACAAGATAAAACAGGTTTAACGTGTTATGCAAAAAATGGCGATTACGTAAAACTAAATGCGGAGGTTGGTTTTGCTGGTTTTAATAAAAATAATATTAAATCCTTTTGGGCTGATGGCGATGTTTTTCATATGAAGAATGCAGAGGTTGAAAATGAACTTAAAGTAGCAAACATGATTAAATTTGTACCTGTAAATACTGCAACAAATAAAGGAATTGGCATTGTTGCTATTCAAAGCTAGGAAGTGAAAATATGGCGAAGATATCAAAAAAAGGGTCTAAAGGACATCATACTTATACATTTAATTTAGTAGAAACATCAACAAGTGTTAGTGATAATACTAGTATAATGAATTATAGTTTTGTTTTAACAGATGATTCAAATTATTTTTGGAGATCATTTGCGAAAAAAATATCATATAAATTAAAAGCTAATGGCTCTGTAATTGCAAGTGGCTATATTCCAAATCATACAAGTAAAACCGAAACAATTACTTCAGGAACATTTCCTGTACTTCATGATTCTGATGGTAATAAAACAATAGATTATAGTTTCACTGTAACTGATAATGCAAATCAAAGTTACACATCAGGTAATGCAAGTGAAAGTGGAACATTAAGTTTAAGTACAATTCCAAGATATTTATCAATAGACAAACTTGATATAGTAAGTAAAACTGAAACAAGTGCTATTATATCATGGGCTACTAGCGAAGCAGCTAGTGAAATATTATATAGCCTTGACAATGGTGTATCTTGGGTTAGTTCTGCTCTAAATGTAGAAATTATTTCTGATGATAGAAAAAGCGGATTCTTTAATATTTATAATTTAAATGAAAATACAACTTATAATCTTAAAATTAAAGCTAAAAGAAGTGATAGTGGCTTATATACTGAAAGCTCATCCAAAGATTTAGTTACTTATGCTTATCCATATTGTGAAGAAGCTCCTGATTTTATTATTGGAAATAAATTGATTTTAAAAATATATAATCCATTAGGAAGAACTTATAATTGCAAAATAATTGGTGCAAATAATGATTCGTTAATGTTAAATGATTATCAAGATACAGCTATTTCTCCTTTTAATAATGATGTATGGATAAATTTTTGGTATTCTTCTATTCCAAATTCTAAAACTGGTAAATATAAAGTACAAGTTATATATGGAAATTCAGTTAAAGAAACAAATGGTGGAAACTATAGTGTTATTGGAACTGAAAAACCTGTATGCGGAACTATCACTTATCAAGATAGTGATTCGACAGTTACTGCTATTACTCAAAACAATCAATATATAGTACAAAATATATCTAATTTAAAAGTTAGTTATACAAGTGCTACTGCCAAAAATAGTGCATCAATTGCTAAATATACATTCGAATTAAATGGTATTGTAAAAGAAAGCACAAAATCAAGTGATACGATTGATTTTGGAAAAGTAAATGTTTCTGATGATATAGATTTAATTATGACTGTTACTGATAGCAGAGGTTTAACAACTTCTACAACTAAAAAAGTATTAATATTAGCACATAGTGATCCAACAGCACTAGTAACACTTAACAGATTAAATAATTATGAAGATGAAACATATTTAACTGTTGACGGCTCAATATCAAGTGTAAACTCTAAAAATTCAATGATTATTAAATATAGATATAAATTAATCGATGGTGATTATAATGATTTTATAACCATTAATGATAATACAAAGCAAACTTTAACATTAGATAAAAATAATATTTATATATTTAATATTTTAATAACAGATAGTTTTGGTGGGATTTACGATAAAAATTTTACGTTAAATAAAGGAATTTTTCCTTTGTTTATAGATACTATTTTAAATAGTGTCGGAATAAATTGCTTTCCAACTAAAAATAATAGTTTTGAAGTAAATAATTTAGATCTATTTAGTATTATTAATAGTTTTAATAACTCAATCAAAGGAATTTTGTTAAATGGTGATGATGGTTTAAAAATAAATGTTAAAAAATATGGATCAATAAACAAAATTCCAATTATAATTCTTGGAGCTGATAGTTCAAACTTAATTCCTGTACTAACAGTTGTTTATATTAAGCCAAATGATAATTTTGGCTATAAAAATTTAGGTACGGAAAAATCAGTAACAATGAGTGGAACTGCTATTCATATAGATGCTACTAAAGGATCATATTACTTTGTGATAGCTCCACCAATTTGTGAAATAGAATTAACAAATAATGCATTATAAGGTGGTGATTTTAGTGGATGATTTAACTTTAGGAGATTTAGCTAAATGGTTAGCATTTATAGTTGGTCTTATTAGTTCAGTTGTTTATTTAAAAAAGGGAACTATTAAAGGAATTGCCTCAGTTATAGATGAACGGTTGGAACCAATAAAAAAAGAAGTAGAAAATTTAAAAGAAGAAACATCTAAGAATAATTTATCAAGTATAAAAACTGATTTAATTAATTTAATGGAACTTGCAGATAAAGAAAAAATATCTCCAGAACAAAAAATGAGAAGTTATGAATTATATGATTATTATTGCAAGCATGGTGGTAATAGTTATGTCCATGACAAATGGGAAAGATTAAAAAACGAAGGAAAAATATAAGGAGGAAACAATGAAAAAAGGAATTGATGATGTAAAAAGTTATGTAACAATATTATTTGCTACTGCATTAGTAGCATTATTATTTATTGCTGTATTCAAAGGTGAAAATATATTTGAAACAGTGTTCTTATTATTCACTAATTTATGTACTGCAGTATTTACATATTTTTTTACCAGAAAAAAAGATTCAACAAATAAGGAAGGAGAATAAATAATGATTAAATTAAAATATCCCTTAAAATTTGTAGGGATAACCCAAGATTTTTCATCAAATCATCGTGCTAATGATTTAGGATGGAATAATGCATATGGCGGCAAAAATGCAAATATTTATGCATGTGGTGATGGAGTAGTTACAAGTATTTGTGATGGTAGAAACAATTCGATGGTTAATGGCGATAGTGGAAACTATGTAACAATCTTATATGCAGATGGATATGAAACAAGAACTTGTCATATGTTAAAAGGCTCTATAACTGTCAAGAAGGGCGATAAAGTTACCAAAGATACCATTATA